AAGGCTGCTCAACTCCCCAGCCGCCGCAACGAAGTGCAACTCCCTCAGTCCCGTAGGATAGCCCTTGATTTCGAACAGTAGCGCCGCGTCCTCGCAGGAAAGACAGCGGTAGAACCCGGCCCACACCTGCGAATCCAGCCATTCCGGCGTATAGAAACGATCATCCAATATTGTCAGGAACTCGTCGCGAAAGACGAGATACCCCGTGTATTCAATCGCTATCATGCCGCCGCCATCGTCACCCAGTTGGTGCCGTCACCAACAAGGAGCGCCCATTTTCCAGCGGTGGCTGCAAGGATTGCCGTGCCCGCTGCGCCACCCGCAAGCGGTACGACATTCGACGAGGCAGACGTTACGGCCTGCGCCTGAACCGTCTTGATTCTGACCTCCCGCCCCGCCGTTGCGGTGCCGAGGGTGATGACCATCCCCGCAGCAGGCTTGTTGTTGATGACGTAGCGGTCAGTCGAAAGGAGCGTGTAGTTCGCTGTAACGGTCACAGGAGCCGCAAGCGCCGTCAGCGTCTCAAGCGCCACGATATCCGCTAAAGCCGCTGTAAGGTCCGTTTCCGCCGACAACATGCGCCTGATAAGGTCGTTTACGCTGTTAGCCGTCTTGCGCTGTAGCTCGATGGGATTGGAGGAGAACGTCGGAAGGACGCGGCTCATCGACGGCCCCCGATGTCGAACTCAACCACGCCGCCCTGCACAAAATCCCACGTAGTTCCCGAGGCGATTCCGAACGAGAACTTGACCGCAGTTGCCGCCACCCGCACCGGCATATCCCCCGATGCATGGAGCTGGGTGAACGTCTCAGTTGAAGCCGGGTCGCCAAGCCGCTGCCGACTATCGACCGTCAACGTAAGCCCCGATATTGCGTCCGTCGTGGGGCGAAAGAACCTTATCCGCGCAACGCGCCCGTCAGCCAACTGCATACGCGCCGGCTCAAACGTCGCAGCGATGTTAGACCCTGCCAGCAGCCCGAAACGGCCATCAGTGTGAACGAACACAGCCCGAGGAGCGCCACCAGCAAGGAAAGGGTCGTCAAGGTCAAAAGGCACGCTACCCAGATCGCCGTAAAGCGCAACCAGCGCTGCTTCAGACAAAGGCTGAGTAAGCGCATCGAACACCGCCGTAATGGGAAGCGCAGCCGTTGACCATTGGTCCAGCGACCAGTTATAGATCCACATCTTGTCAGGCATGACCCAGAGAACAAGCGTGCGAACCGGGTCAACCGCCGCATACATCGCGTCCAGTTCAGCGACCGAATACTCATTGCGGAACGTGTTATCGACGCGTTCCACCCCGATAGGCTTAACGTCCGTCCCATCGCAGACCACAAACCCGCGATCCGAATAGAAGAACACCAGCCGCCCCGCCTGCGCAATGGACCCAGACTGCAAGCAGCCGTAGTTCGTCGAAATAGGGTCGAACTGCCACGGGTCCGAGCTAATCCCGGTAAACGACATCCGCACAACCTGGAACCGCTGGATAATCAGCCCGTATTCGCCCCCAGCGAGCCCCATGATAGCGCCGCCGTCATAGATGGGTTGGCTACCCGACATAGCCACGCCAGCCGTCCAGCCCTCCACATCGCCCTGCTGCGACCATGTAACGACGTTGTTGGAGCCGCCCGTAGAGCCCAGCAGCACAAAGTCGGTGTTTACCGTAGTGCAGAACTCAGCGGTCGGAGGCGAGCCAGCGAGAACTTCCGCCGTATCGTCAACCACGTTATACTTGATGGGAGCCCCGCCATAGATGCAGACCACATCATCACCGAACTGCGTAAAGTCCCAGCGGGTCGTGACCGTCAGGCCATCGATACGCGAAGCCCATGCGTTCGACACATAGGAATATAGCGACGTATCATCGCCCGCCAGCATCCGGATGGTGCCGTCCGTAGCGATGAACGCCGCGCCGCCCTTGAAATCCCCATCCAGGGCCGTTGTAATCTGCGAGAACGCCCCAATCGGACGATAGCCGTTCGTTGACGGGTAAGCGCCGTCCGCGACCTGCATCGCGCCTTCATGGTCTGCGTTGTCCGGAGCGAAGGGCCCGAACGTGATTTTGGCTTGCATCAGGCGCTGGCTGCCGGGCGCATACGAAGGCCGGGACCGATGCGCCGACGATTGCCGACGCCGTTAATCTGGTCAATCACGTTGTCCACATACTGCCGCAACATCGGGATGCGCTCGTCATTCCACCCGAAGAACTCGGCATGGACAAGAGCCGCATAGAGATACAAATCCGCGTGCTTCTCGCTTAGCCAGTTGGACTGGTTCGCCGCCGAAAGCGCAGTCAAAACCCGGTTGTAATCGACAATCAGGTCATACGTGTCGTCAGGCGCTGGCCCGAACACGATGTTATTGCCAATCAGCGAATAGACCTGCGGCTGGCCCGTCGTCTGGACGCTCCATTTCTGGCGCAATACCTGCGGGGTGACGTAGGGCAGCGCCGTGCGCGGGTCGCCGTTGAGGTATATCGAGCGGATGGACTTGAAGTCGGGCGGAATCGTGACCGTTGCTGCCGTCGTGGTGACAAGCTGGTCTTCACACTCGGGGTTATTCAGGACGCGGTTGAATTCCGCTTCGGCCAGGAAGATGAAGCGCGGCGCATGGTCCTCTAACGTCGTGTCCTTCAACGTGGACTGAATTGCGCTCACAAGCCCGTCAAAGGTGGAAATTTCGTCCGGTGAACCCGGAATAGGCAGCGCTACGGTCATACCAGCTCATCCTCTGCCCGCTGCTCGATCTCAGCCGCCTTGCTGGCGAACTTGTCGGCGCGCTTCTGCCGGAACTGCTCCCATTTATCTTTCTGCACGCAGGCATGGGCGTTCGTCAGGATGACCTCGTAGAGGTGCCCGACTTCCCAGCTAAGGCCGTGGTCAACATAAGCAGGAATTCCCGCATCAGCGAGCTTGCGGAAGAAGAACACGTCTTCCCCAATCATGCCCACCTTGTTTTCAGTCGGCTCGAACTTGAACAGCGGCAGGAAATTCCCGTCGCCTTCCTTCTCCGCATGGTCCTGCAACACATCAAATATGCGCATATTCACGAGACACACGCCGAATCCCATATGCGCCGCACGCTCGACAAGGCCCTGCTTCGCCTTCTCTTCGGTCGTGTACAGCAGCTTGGCGTGCTCGGTGCCGTCCTCATACGCGGCAGTTGGCGCGGTAGGAGTGTGGCGGCGCGGGTAATTGGCCCCCACAACCGGCTTGTTGTGCGACCACAGGCGGCAGAACGTATCTGCCGGGAAGATGTGGTCAGCGTCCAGCATCAGCATGTAATCAGCTTCCCAGGCCAATGCTTCAGCCACAAGCCGATGGCGGCTCTCGGTGAGCATCGAACAGGACACCATGAATATCTGCGGCTCCACGACAATCTTGTTGTCGTCAGCGTCCAGAAGTTCAGTCGTCAGCGTGTGGATCAGCATCTCCGACAGGGATTGCGTGAACTTCGCTTTGGTGTCCCCATAGCAAGGGATGCAGATTGCGAGCCTCAAGAGACATAATCCCTTCCGCCGTTGAACGCTTTGTTGTCGCTGTTGTTGAGCCAGGCGCGCCAAGCTTTCTGGTCATGGAACCAGCCTTCAATCATCGCCTGATTCATCACCGTCTCAGGGATGAAGCCGAGGAACCGCCAGCCGTCAGACTTGTTCGGCGGAACATCGGCCAGCACCTTTGCAGCTTCAACGATATGCGTGCAGTCCTGGCGGCTCTCGATGTAGGTCTTGCCGTCCTGCTCGTGATAAATCGTCTTGCGACGGCTATCCGGAACAATATCGAGGAGCGCAGACTTGCTCATGCCAGCGTAATCGCTGCCGCCTTCAGGGCAACGCCGTTGTGCTGATACAGCCGCAGTTCGCGGACGTTGCTCGCCGGGACATAGCAGCTATTCGTGATAGCAGCCGTTGGCGTGCCTGCGCCGATAGTCACGTAATGCGCCGTGTCCGAATAGAACGCCGCCACGACAGCGTTAGCCGGGATCGTGCCAGTTGCAGCCGAGGTCGTGCTGGTCGTGACGACTTCCGACTTGATAGGGTCGCCCGCGCATTGCTTCTCAACGCTGGCGAAATATGAAACGTAGAGACTAGCCATCAAGCTTCCCCAAAAGAAAGGGGAGAGCCGAAGCCCTCCCCTACAGTTGTTAGCTGGTCGCGAGGTCCGCAATCAGCGCATGCGCATCCGGGTGCCTGACCTCCAAGGTATATTCAGAAATCATGTCGCGCGTCACAGCATCTCCGACGCGGCCAATCTCCTGCGGCTCGAAGGCGCGCAGATAGGCGACCGCAACCTTGGTCGGATCGACGACGTAAACGTCACGGCCGCGCTGCGTGCGGTTCGGGACAATCTTGATGTCGCCGAAGTCGGACGCGTAGATCGAAGCAGCACCAAGGATTTCCTTGGCGTCAACGATCTGCTGCTGCGTGGTACGGCCAGTGAAGAAGCTGATCTTCTGCTTGTTGAACGTGCCGACAAAGGCAAGCGTGGGATTGCCGCCATCGTCGAACGCGTCCTTGATAGCGTCCTTCAGCATGTCTTCGGTGATGGTGCGAATATCGCCAGCCGTGCCGTCGGTCGCAGCCGCAGTTACAGCAGTCGAGTCAGCGCCGTTCGTGCCGCGCGAGCCATTGCCGCTGATCCACGCGTTGAACGAACGCAGGGTCCGCGCAGTCGTGGTGTTGCCAGCGTTCTGGCCCGTGTTGCCGAGCAGGATATATTCCATGTCGCGGCGCAGTTCGAGCGACTTGAGGCTCATCTGATAAGCCATCATGTCGTCGATGCCTGCCGGATTGAGAGCGCGCTGCGTGCCGGTAACGGTCGCATCCTTGCTCGAAATCTGGCAATAGTTCTGCTTGCGGGCCGGGTTGGTCGAAGCCGCACGGCTGAGAGCATCACCTTCGAGGCGGGCGTTCGACGAGTTAATCGAAGCCAGCGCCTGCGTGGACCACTCATGAAGAACAGCCGTCGCCTTGGCGCGCGGAACGCTCGACATGAAAGGGGTGTCAGCCGGGGTAATGCGATACACGGCGTCCGCGAGGTCTTCGCGGTTGGTGGTCACGTCATACGACGCAACCGCGTTAGTAACCTTGGTCATTTCAATTTATCCTAGCGAATGAAGTGTTTGAACACAGCGGCAGCCGCTTCCGGCGTGCCTTCCTTCGCCAATCGTGCTTGCGCCTTGCCGAGGCGGTTGGCCTGCACCCCCTGACGCGATGCAACCCCACCCGGACGGACAGCAGGCGCAGCGGGTTTCGGAGGCGGGTTAGTCGCCTTCACGCGCTGTTCTGCGGCCTTGATCCGGTCGTACTGCTGGGCCTTCCAGGCAATGTGCAATTCCGCCGAAGTAATGGTTTTCACGTTCTCCGGGTCCGTGAACAGATGTTCCGGGATACCCATCGAAATCGCATACTTTACTACTTCGTCGATAATCGGCTTGCCCTTGGTCGTGTCAGCCAGTTCGGGGACATCGGCAAGGAATTTAGGCCATGCGACCTGCTCAATTTCCTGTTTGGCGAGCATCTGCTGACGTTCGAATTCCTGCGCCTGCTGGGCCGCGATCTCTCGCCGCTGCTGCGCCAGATACTGAACCGTCTCGCTCTGCTGCTCATACTGATAAAGAGCAATCTCATAGCTATCGCGGTCAAATTCAGCAGTACCGAGCCCATATTGGATGGGGTCAGGACGCTGAACCTGTGTCAGGGATAGAACTTCGTCTATCGCCTGCGCGTATCGGTCACGATTGGCATTAGCCTCCGCTGCCTGCTGCTCTACAGCTTTGCGGGCGTTGGCGGCTTCTTGGAGCTTGGAATTCAGACCTGCGTCACGTTCTCTTTCACGTTCCGCGATTTTTGCCTGTGCTTCTGCCGGGAGTGATTCCCACAGTTCGGCATCTTCCTTGCTCCATGACGAAGGCAGTTCAACAGCTTCCGGCTGGGCATCATCGGCTGCCTCGGCTGTGTCATCAGTCTCGTCTTCTTCCCCGGCTTCTACGGCTTCCGGTGCCTCGACTTCCTCAACCTCCTCGACGACCTCCGGTGCAAAGCGCCCCAACTCATCGCGGGGCGCCTCTTCCTTCGGTTCGGCGGTGAAAGTCTTGAAAGCATCAGCAGCATTAGACAGCGCGACGTTTTCTGGTGCCAATCCTGGCTGGCCAGTGTCCATCAATTTCGCCTTTCAGTAATGCCCAAAGCCCTTGGGCGGGGATTATTTCGCGCGGCGCAGAGCCGTCACGGTGTCGCCTGCCGCAATCACCCCGAGATTCTGCCGAAGCAGGTTCAGGATGTGGACAGAGCGCCACAAATTATCGCGCTCGCGTTCGTCAAACGTGGTCTTCCACGCCGTGATGAACTGCGCTTCAATCTCGTCTAGTGATTCACGAATTACGCCGTCTTCAAGCGCGGCGCGGAATATAGCGGCCCGGCCTGCGCGCTGATTGGCGTTCATGAATGCTTCCGATAAGCAGTATAGGCCATGTCATCGCGGATGAAGCAGACCGTATCCGTATCACCCAGCCGCGAAACTATGTCGCGGTCATCTTTCAGCCTGCTGTCATAGGGCCTTGGGTCGTACCAGTTCCACTTGTCAGGCTCAAAACCCTCGGGAAGGCGGGGAACAATCATTCCGCCAAGTCCCCGCCAGCACGATAGGAAGAAATGCCCTCATCAGATGCTGATTTAGCAGCGGCCTGAAGCTTCGCGTTCTCGCGCGCTATCTCGGCTTCCATCATCATCTTCTCGCGTGCAAGCTGGAATTCCATATCCATCTTCTGCACGGCTAGGTCATACTCAGCCTGCGCCTTCTCACGGGCAAGCTGCATGTCGAGCGCGGCCTTCTCGCGCATCGCCTCAACAGTGGCCTGGTTCTTTTCCTGATTGACCTGAATATCCGCAGCGGCCTTCTGCTGCTCAAGTTCAAGCTTCGCCTGCGCCTGCTGCTGTTCGGCCTGCACCTTAATCATCTCAGGGTCAGGCTGCGGCTCTTGTGGCGGCTGCTGTGACGGGTCTTTCAGGTAGTTCTCGACATCCTTGATGCCCGCCGCCTGTAGCTTGCGGCTGACAGCGTGATACGCCTCTTCCGCGCCAATCAGCGAACCGAACGGCGACTGCGCGACCTCGGCAAGCGTCTGAAGAACGCTATCGGCCTGCGCAATCTTCTCGTTCTGCGAGCCAATCCCGAGCCCGACAGAAATGCTCATGTCCATTTCGGCATTCCACGAGCGCGGGTCTATCTCTACCCACTGATTGCGGAGCCGTATCATGCGCGCGCGCGGCTGGTGGTTGACCAGAAGCTTGAGCATCAGCCGGAACAGCCGCTTGACGCCAGTCTCGGCAAAGATGCGGGCAATCATCTCGCTGCGTGCGTTCTTGCCGCTAATCATGTCCGCAGCTTCGGTGGCAGTCATCTGCCCGCCCTTGCGCAGAGCATTGGTGTCGAGCCCCTGCCCGTTGCGACCGATGCCCGTGCGCGCTTCCTGCTGCTGCTCGGCATATTCGAGCATCGGAAACGACTTGTCAGCGATGAACGGCACCGCCAGCGGGATGATGTTGCCGACCTGCTGCGTGACGACGAACCCACCCGGCGCGGGGTCAGCAAGCTGGTCGAGCGTCTGCCCGTCCGACATCAGCGCAGCCGCGCCGACTTCCATCTTGGGATTGTTCGACAGATAGAGATTGTCGAGCATCTGCCGCCACAGCACGGTGGAAATGCGCTGCAAGTCCATCGACTGGTCGGCGAGCGACAGCCCATAAATCTTGTGCGGCATGGGAATGGGGCAGAGAATCGCAAAAGGATTCTCGTCCACCTCCATGTTAATCAGGATTTCGTCGTTGACCCGGACAATGCGCCTGCGCTCGGCAATCCCGTCCCCATCGAAGTCCACAAGCACGTATTCGTCAATGACCGGGATAAGGTCGCGGCTGCGGTCATTGCCCGTGCCGGTAGCGGTGCGACCCGATGCGAAGTTCTCGTCCTGCGTGCGCGCCAGGAAGCGCGGGTCATACGTCTCGTCAATCGTTGCAGCCGGAAGCCCATCCACGATCTCCGGGTCCAGACCCATATCAATCAGGTCGGACCGCGTGATGTTCGTGGGCTTGTGCGCTACGTACTCAGCAGATTCGATGTCGCGCGCATAAGGGGCAATGCGGAATTCCTCGCTCGGCACCGTGACAATCTTGATGCGACCGTCCGATTCCTCGCGCGAGATGTCTACCGAATAGAACTCGTCGTCAGCATAAGGGCCGCCGACAATCTCGTAATCGCCCTGCTCAGCCTCAGCCATCACCTGCTCAAGCTGGGCAGCATCAAGCCCCTTCAACGTCGTGCGGGTCTTGGTTTCGCTGTCTTCCCACCAGACCTTGACGATGCCGAGCTTCTCAAGCAGCGCCGCCTTGAACCAGTTATGCAGCAGCAGGAAGCCGCCGTTGTCCACGTTCAGGACGTAATTGCAGTATTCCGTCGCCTGCTTGGCGGGCTCTTCATCTTCCGGCCCGCGCGGCTCGAAACACACCGCGTCATCTGACGACACAAACGGCTTCAGGATGGCCGATACAGCGTTATCAACGACGATTGCGACCGTGTGATCCACAACCTTGGACCGGCCTTCCTGCTCATCCTCATAGGGCCGCGCATAATATGCGTTAAGAGCCTCGGCCTGCTCGTCCGCCACCTCTGACGTGTAGTATCCGACAGCCGCAGCTTCATGCGCAGCAAGCAGGCCCGCCAGTTCGTTATCGGACATGGCTCCGCTGTCCGCAGAAGCTTCCTGCGGTTCGTTCTCCATGTCTGCCAAAGTCAAAGCCTCGCTATCATGTCCTCTAGTCCGTGCTGCAACGGACAGAGACGCAGCGCCTCCCACTCATCGGGAAAGCGCGCCTTGAAGTCTTCCACGATGCCCGCAAGCTGCGATGCATCGACCAGTTCAACAACCTGCTTGGGCGGGCGACCACGACGTTTCTGCTCTGTCATGCTATCGACCCTGTGTAATGCTTCCGAGGCGCGGAATATGAAACCGGCTTGGGCCTGATCGCAGCGCTTTCGAATGACTTGTAACCGTGGCTGAACTCATCGTGCCGGGCGTGGTCCTTGTAGACCCCGCGCAGATCGTCCCATTCCTTGCGGTAGTTATCGAGACAGTCGATAATCCTGCCGCAGCGCTCGGAATCAATATAGACGTTCGGGAAGAATGCCCGGCTTGCGTCGATACCGTCTTTCTCGAACATGATGCGCGGCAGAACGTCGATGGGGTTAATCCCCGCCTCTATCGCCTTGTCCTTGCGCGACTGGACCTTGCTTACATCCTGCTGCCTATGCGCGGCGTCGTGCGGCATGTAGTGCCTGGAATAGATATAACCCTTGCCGAGCAATATGCCCGCGTAATGCCCCCAGCTCTCGCCGTTGTTCTCGTAGTAATCAATCAGCCGCCGCTCGTGCCCGACATCCTGCCAGAAACAGATTGCCGTGCTGTCGTTCAGCCCCAAGTCCCACGTCGTGTAGACAGGCGCGTCCAGAATAGGCAGGCGACAGATGCGGCCCTCTTGACGAACCTTCGTCATCTGCTTGCTGAAATATGCGCCCTCGACGCTCGCCTCGAAAGCTTCGTCAGGGGTTGAGGGATATTCCCTCTTCATGTCCTCGCCCTGCTGCTCGGACTTCTTTACGTACCACGCCCGCTGCTGCCGGGTCAGGACAATGCCCTGCGATTCCAGCTTCTCGAAATAAGCCTGCGCCTCGACAGTCTCAACCACATCCTCGGACAGCGCATATTCCGGCGATGTCCACCACGGAGCGAAATGAAACTTGAAGTCCAGCGCGGTTAAAGGCTCCCCAGCCTTTTCCTTGTTCCGCGCCTTCTCGGTCAGTTCGAAAAAGTGGCCTGCGTGACCCTCCGCCGTAGACTCAACCGTTATCTTCTGCCCGGCCTGAACTGTGTTGAACGCGCCAGACTTAACCTCTCGCGCCTTCTCCGGGTACTTAGCGCACAGCTTGCCATATTCCGACACGTGCAGGCGTTGCAGCGTGCCAGAGCGAAGCGATGTACCCACCCGGATTGACGAGCCGTTGCTGAACTTCAGGCTATCGGCGCTGTCTGTCGTGGCGTCCCGGTATTTCCGAAACGTCGGCGGAAGCCCGTCATACGCATACTTGATCTTGTCAGCGAAGAACGATTTCGCGTCGTTCAGATTATGCGCAATCACGCCCGCCGCGATATTCTTCATGAACAGGCAATCGTCCAGCATGTCTAGCTGAATGATGGTCGTGAAGCCCTTCTGGCGAGCCTTCAGGATGATATCCATCCCGTGGCGCTCCGCCAGGAACTTTTCCTGGTCCGCATTCATGCAGAACCGGACTTCAGCCCCGTCCTTATCCTTTACCCGATAGAACCCGTCGCGCAGTCTGGCGAGCTTGTCAGGCCAGCGCTTGCGGATTTTCTCGAAAAACTCTGCTTCAGTCACCGAGCCAGCGCCGATCTTCATCGGTCAGCACGTTTACGTTGGCGTTGACCTGTAGCGGAAGAACCTTGCCCGCCAGTGTCAGAAACGCGCTGGGATTGTCCCGAGACTGCGCGACAAGATAATCGACGCCGCCAGCCTTATCGACAGCCTGTAGAATCATGTCCTTCAGCGCCGTCGTGGTCTTGTTCGGAACGCCCTTGCGACGCCCCTTGCCAGCATTACCCCTAGATGGGCCTACTTTAGGTGATTCCATGTCATCCTCGTTTCTGCTCCCTCGCGGGTGGGCAGGCTCGGACGCTCAAATTAATGAACGCGGGTTAGCAGCCCTTCTTGACGGGCTTGGTCTTGTCAGGCTTCGGCGGCTTCGGAGGTTTGGGTTTCTTTGCCATGTCATTCTTCCTCAACAGACATTGCTTGGAGCATTGTAAACTTGGCCGCGTCCAGTAGGCCGATGGATGCGAACGCGTCGCCAAC